TAATCCAATGGTGCTGTAAAGCGCATCAAACGCATCATCCATAACGCGCAAGAAACCCTGCTCACGCTCTGAAATTTTGCGGCTTTCTTCTTGCAAGTAACCTTCTGCCGTTTCCAGTGCGTCATAAACAGACACCGCACCCGGAACCATGCTACTTCTGCGAAAATACGTGCCATCGTCTGCAGCCGTATACCCTTCGCCAATCATGTGTTCGTGGTATGCGCCAGCATTCGCAAAGCGGTTTCTAAAGTTGCGCCCTACATGCCCGCCCTCCCTTGAACGGTCTGCGTAGCTTCGCACTGTATCGCCCGTAGGGTCGATAATGCCGCCCATGGCGTTCTTAGCCGCTGTGACAACAGAAGCAATGGTGTCAGTAGCCCAAATGGTAATCTGGTCGGCCGCCGCTGCCAGCAACGCCACCATAATGCCAATAAAGCCACCTTTGCGCTTACCTAGCAGTATGTAGCCAATAAGGCCCATTTCCATAAGGTAGCCGCCCGTAAAGTCGTTTACCCTGTTATACATGGCTTTCAGTTCGTCATAGACGTACCGTATGCCCTTCCCAATATCCCCAAACTTGTTGTAAACCGCTGCCGCGCTATCCACAAAATCGGCAAAGCCCATGAGCGTGTTATATACCCAATCGCTAAACGCCTCGCTTCGCACAAAATCCACCGTGGCTGTTGCCACATCTGCCAATGCCCCAACCAAACCACTTTCACCAAGCGCGATTTTCAAATCGGTAATAGTATTGCCAAAGCGATTAAACTGCGCTGTCGCGCTGTAGCTAGCTTCAATAGCTGCTTGCCCAAACTGGTCTTGTAGCGCTGTTGCCAACTTAGGCACCAAGTCCACCGCCAGCACTTCGCCGTTCTCCAGCATCTTGCCCAGTTCCATGGTTGTAACGCCCATAGACTGCGCCGCCATACTGAATGCCACTGGCAAGCGTTCACCCAACTGCCCGCGCAATTCTTCGGCCTGTACAGTGCCTTTTGAGAACATTTGCGCTACCGCACGCAAGCTGCCTTCCAAATCATCGTTGGACATTTTCATGGCCGCACCAGCGGTCAAGAAAGCGTTAAAGATGCGGTTTGTTTCGTTAAGGTCTACACCCGCCGCCCGTGCTGCTAAGCCAAACACTTTGTAACTGTTCGCAGTGGCCATAAAGTCCACCCCAAGCTCGTTACTGCGTGCCCGTAGCTCGTTAAATGTGCGCGCTGCTTGCTGGGCATCCCCGTCAAGCGCTGCAAACGCCGTGCGTAGGCGTTCTGCTTCCAATGTGGTCTGAACTATAGAGCGTACACTTAAGGCCACCCCAAGGCTTGCTATGGCGCCCTGTAGGCTGAATACAGCCCCGCGCACCGCGTTAAACGCGCCAGACATGCCGCGCGCTGTTCGGCCAACCAAATTACCCGAGGCTTGGACTGCTTGGTTAAAGGAACCTAGTGCGGAGCGGGCGGCAGCACTATTTACTACTATGTTTAGTCTTGCGAGTGTTGCCATGCTTTTCTACCTGCAGCTCCAAATATTCCATGTCCATCGCCTGTATCAGCACAATAAATGCTTCCACATCTGGCACTTCGAATACGGACAGGTAAGCCGCAATCTCGCTAAACTTAATTGGCCCTACACCAAAGCCCGTATCCCTACTATTGCTAAGCGCTAAGAACGCTTGCGCGTAAAACGCTTCTGTATCTGATAGGGTGGGCGCATTCTGGACAAAGGGTAATTCGGAAGCATCTGTGACCGCCGCCACCAGCTTGTCGTATTTTGTTCCCCAAGTCCAAGTCCAACGCACCCACTCTGTTAGTTTTTTACCTTTTCTTCCACCTGCTCGTTGCGGAAGATTTCGGCGTCCTGTGCGTAGCTAGTGATTAAGTCACGGAACTCATCAGCGCCCGGCATGCTGAGCAATTCGTATGCCGTTTCCTCGCTGTACTCCAAAGCTTTGCCATCCATGGAAAGCCCTTCCCAACCAAGCAGAATAGTCTTGGCCATACAGCGGCACATGATTTCTGTCTGCTTGTCTAGCGCAAGTTTCCCTGCACTGAACTGTCGCTGGTGCGGCGCCATCATTTTGTTGAACAAGTTTTGGAACTTTTTGTTGCCCAACCGCGCAACCAAGAACTTGGTTTCCTCGTCATGCTCAACCCAGACGCCACCTTCAGCGGCAGTGTTGTTTACTTTAAATTCACTAAAATCCACGCTTGTCTCCCTTATCGCTCGATTTTAAGCGTACACTGGTTGGCTGCCGTGGCGTCATATTTTGCTTGGAATTGCATTTCTGCCATGACATCACTGTTAGTGCTGCCTGCGGTGATGCTGCCGCCAGTGTATTCCACCTTTGGAAGCGTAAACGTGTAGCTGTTTGTGCCATCGTTCAACTCAAACGAAATGCTACTATCAGTGCCGTTTAGGAACTTGTTGAATACCGCGCCAGAAGCGAAGTAGACACTCATGCTGCCCGTTACAACAAACTGGCCAAGGCCGATGCTTGATGCGCCAAGCTCACCAATAGCATTGCGTACACGCAAGTTATTTTCGATAGATAGATCAAGGCTCATAACCTTGTCCGATACCGCGCTGCCACCCTCTGTAAGCGTAGCCACGTTGTTTACCGCGTTCATCACTGGGTTAGTGTTTACCGCCGTAATCGCTGCCGTTTGCTTTTTGGCGGTACCTGTTTCCAAGCCCTTGCCTAAGAAGCTAACGCTACCCGTAACCATGTCGCCGGCTGACAGGGAAAGGCTCATGCCGCTTGGTGTCATACCCGTGAATACGTGGTATGGTTTTACGCCTGCACCCGAAACGCCGCCAAAGTGCTTTTCAATAGCAAAGCTTTTAGCAGTAGTGCCGTTCTTAAGAACATCGGTGGCCCAAGTAGAACACATTACCCCTTCCAGCAAATCGTCAAGGTTGCCGTAGGTAAGTTCAAAGTTTAAATCACCGCTGTTGCTTGCATCCGTGCGAACCATATCGCTAACGTTACGGTCATTACGAATTTCCGCACTTTGGGTGTTTGTGATGTTGTGGACAATGCTTTCGCCTGTGTAGCGAATAAACTTGTATCCTGTGGTAGGTGCCGTGCCAAACGTGGCCTCTGCCGCGATGGCAATCGACGCTAGGTTGCTGTCGCTCATATTGCCTGCTCCTTATGTGTAAACCACGTCCCGCTGGTACGGTACGCTTACGTTCAGTTGGTACAGCCCGTTTTGCACACCGACCCGGTTAATTTCTGGACTGCGACATAGAATTGTTCCGCTGCTACCAGCCGCGAATTGCGCATTGCGGAAAATAGCTGCCAGCCCATCCGCATGAGTGCGCGCCACATTCGTACCCGTTTCAACTGGTACAAATACTTGCATGACGATAACCCCCGTGTGTCTATGCGTTGGGCTATCTGCCATATCTATCTGGCTTGCTGCCGCCGGCAGAATAACCAAAGATACGTAAATGTTATCGGTAGGCGCAGTAAACGGCACGTTTTCGTACTGAACTGGCGTTGTAGTCCAATTCGTACTTACACGACCCTCTATTGCCTGTCTTTCATCAGCAAAACTCATAATGCTGCCCACCGTTAAACGCCATTGGCGCTAGTTTCCTTATGCCATAAGCACGCACTCTGGACAAGCTTTACGTAAAGTTGACACTATCAAGCTCAGCTTTCGCCTCTGCTAGTGCAATTTTAGTCATGCCCTGTGGCGCTTTTTGGCTACTGCCTTCTTCTAGGAACACTATGTATTCCACGTTGTTCGTTATATAAACGTCCTTCTTACCAGAAATGCGGCCCACTGTTCCGCGGGAGCCAGCGCCATATTGGCCTTCTGGCTTAACGGTTAAGTTCACCACTTCTTCGGTAATGTTCCAGCTACCCTGCGCACGCCCAGTATCTACAGGCGTTGTCGCGCTAACGCTGTTCCAAATATCGAAGCTTACCTTGCGCACAACCGTTTCCAAGTTAAGCCCAGCTTTCTTGGCAAACTTCTTTAGGTCGGCGTCAAAGGTAAATGTCTGTGCCATTACTTACGCAGCCCCAGTTGGTAGGTAGCAATGTTATCGCCGCTGTAGGCACTATCCACCTCAGCCACAATGTATTTTACCTTGTTAATGGTTACCTCGTCGCCTTCCGTTGGCGCTACTGGGAAGCTTTGCGCTGCTACGGTAATGCTCTTAGATAAGTTAGCCGCCCCAGTATCACTGGAGCGGCGCGTAGCTGCCTCAATTACAGCTTTAATATCCGCGTTTTTAAGCGCGTTTTCTACCTCGCCTGTTGTGGCGTTGTACTGGGATAGCGTTTTACTTGTGTAGCGTATTGTGGTGCCAAACTTATTAATGAACTGAAAGGCCAATGGCCCTAGTACGCTATCCAGTGCAGTGGTCATTTCTTAGCCTTTTTTTCCTCTGGCTCAGCTTCGGCAGTCTGTGCCGCTTGAGCGTCTTGCTGAATTTTGGCACGCAGCAAACGGTTTTCTGCGCCCTTGTTAGCAGCTTCAGCCAATGCCTTATCACGCTGCTCTACAAGCTCAGCAATAAGTGCTTGGTGGGTTGCTGCATCAACGGTTTGCGGTTGGTTTTCCATAGTTACTCCCATTAGGAAAGTTAATCTTGCATTGTATTTGTATCGCCATTGGCACTACTTATCAAGCTTTTTCACCATTTGCTTTCGGGGCAACCTTGGTTCTTTAACCACGTTTTGGCTGGCATCACGCAATTACACACTTTGCACAGCTTAGACAGGCTGCGTAGTTGCGGGCACGCCTTGCATACAGCGTAGCGCTTATCCCGTTCTTCACGGCTAACCACAGCAATACCAGCAAAGGTGGGCGGCGGCGCCAATTCGTCTGGCACTTCCTCCTCCTCCTGTATGGCAAACGCATCTGGTATTATTTCAATTAGGCGCTTACCAGTGCGCGGGTCTATTAGGTTTTGTACAAAGTTATCCATATTATCCTACGAGTGCGTAATGTTGGTTGGCTCGCCATAGTAGCAACGCAATGTAATAGTGGTTCTTGAGTAAGAACCGTTGCTGTAAGTTTCCGTAATACGTAAGCGGCCATTTGGACTAGAGCTTGAACCCGTGTTACCGCTTGAGTCGGTTGCACCAATGCTGGTACTCATTGCCCATGTGCTGCCGCTATCGTGGTAAGTTGTCCAAGTATGGGTAGTATGGTTGTTTGCCCACTTACCTTTAATAAGGCGGTGGATGTCGCTGCCGCCGTTTGTTTGGTGCTGCGTAAACGTAACCTCACACATAAAGTAGCTGTCACAAAAGAAGTCAGTTTGGTGGCTTGCTAGCCCAGACCAATAGTATTGGTACTCTACGTAAGCAGGAGTTCGCAACACAACGCCGCCATAAATTCCTGTGCTGGTGTTCTGGTAGCTTTCGTTACCCTGTATGCGCACTGTGCCATCTACATCAAGTGCTTGCGTAGGTGCCTCGGTGTTTACGCCAACGCGGCCAATACCTGCCACAGTAAGCACGCCACGGTCATAGTTGCCGCCGCCATCAGAGTTAAGGAAGTCAAACGTAAGGTATGGGTATGATTGCCCATATGCGCTCATCGCGTTGTTATTACCCCAATACTCATACCGTGGGTTAATGCGTATTGCTATATCTCTTGAGCCATAAGTGTAATCGTGGCCATACCCTGTAAATTCAATACCTGTGCCGCCGTTGGCGCTATTGCTGCCTGCACTGGTTGAGGTTGATTTAAACCGTAGCCCAACACCGTGAGTGTTATTCCCCGCGCCATCTTTGTAGTCAGCAATCGTTAGGTAAGCGTTAGGGCTTTCTGTGTTGATGCCAACGTAGCCGTCCCCGTCAACCCGCATACGCTCCGCATAGCTACCGCCATGCTTGGTTGTCAAAAACGCTAGCGCGGTGTCGCTGTTTTGCCAGTTATTAGCGTACTGCCGAATACCAGCGTTAAGCAAGCCATTGCTGTTACCACTAAATCTTAGCTCTTGGTAATCATTGTAGACAGGCTGCCCGGCTGTAGCAAGGTAGCTTTCTAGTTTTAGCGTGTTGCCAGATTTAACACCTTCAATGGTGGTTGGTTGGTTTATACTTGCACTGCTTGAGCTTAGAGTGACTTGGGTTGTTGCGCCCGGCCCACGCAAGCGCAAGCTGCCTGTGGTAACGCCATCCACGTCACCCACGTAAATGGCATCATCAGTGTTTATACCTATAAGGCGCGTACCGTTACCATCCGTGTCATAACCGCGTAAAAAGCTGCCATGGTCTTGGTAAATATTTCCTTGCAGGTAAAAATCATTCCATTTTGCGCTGGACTTACCAAGGTTAATATTTCCTGTTTCGCCATCGAAAGGTTTAAAGTAATGGTTTGTTCCACCATCATTCCAGTAGGTAAGGCCACTGTTTGATGCGTTAGCTGTTAGATTTAAAAAATGCTTTTCTGAGCGAAGGCCAAACTCATTTGCTGCGTAACTTTTCAAGCGGCCACGAATGTCGCCGTTAACGCGCATATTTATGATGTTTCCTTCACTATCTAAACGGTTGGCTTCAAATGGGCTTAAACCAGAAGCGGCTGCACTGATAAATCCATCAGCGTGGATAACAACCCCCGTGCTACCACCCGCATTATTGTCCCACATTTGGGTATCGGTAGTGCCAAATGAGGTATTACCCCCGTTTTTTTGAAGTATAAGCTGATTAGCTCCGCCGCCATTGCGCGCCTGTATCTCATTTTCATCAAATGCCATGTTGTATGACGCTTCGCTGCCAATCAACAAGTAACCATCTGCGTTAAGTGTGCTTAAGTTGGCACCGTTTGTTATATTGACAGTGTTACCAAAGGTGGCCGATCTATCGCTGTGAATAACTGTGGTGCCACCAACTTGAATATTACCGGCCGACATGTTGATGTTTTTGTTAAACGTGGTGCCATCGGTGTTAATGCTAATAGGCGTTACATAGGTGCTGCCAAAGCGGATGGCTATGGTGCCATCACTTTGCGCTTGATCGATGTAGCTTGCGCCACTACGGCTAAACGTTAGCGCGTTGTGCCCTAGTGAAGTTTCGTATCCACTAGCACTAGCATCGCCAACCTTAATATAGCTGTTAGTCGTATGCAGTGGCTTGGTTGTTTCTAAAACATCGCTTGTATGGTTTAGCCGTAGGTAACCCGAGCTTTCAGCGTTTTCATCGCCAAATAAAATCCCGCTGTATTCTGCGCTGTTGCCAATAATGCTGATGTAAGCGCTTTCGCCAGTTGCGGCATTAGCAAAAACACCAACCGTGTCAGCGCCGATGGTTGGCAAGCTACCGCTAAGTAGCGTTTCAAACTTGCTACCTGTGCGAACTGCTTTTGCGGAATACCAACGGCCAACGCTTTCATCCCAAATAAATTCTACATCTGGTGAACTGCCGCGATTAACCACAATACCCGCATTTTCTGTAGGCGCTGTGTCGCTTGGCAAGTCGCTGTTTAGCGTAATCTTGTTATCGCCAATGTTAAGGTCGGTGCGG